TAAATGTCCAATATGGACAAGTTTCAGATTATTTACTCGCGCCCGGAGAAGGATTGCGAATAGAAGCTACTAAATTATCCACTGGAGATTCATTTGAATGTTCATTATTAACTTGGGATACGGATGATGGGAATAGTCCAGATGTAATTGTGGATGATTTTCAAGGATTGGTAACTCATATAAATGATACTCCCGACGATCAAAATTTAAGACTTTCTATACAACCTCTTTTCGGTGCCACAGAAAATAGTAGGTATGATGTAAAAATAAGTTCGATAATATCAGACACGACCATTAATAATACTATAAAAGAAGATGATGGATCATCATCGCCCTATCAAGATTATCCTAGTGTACCAAAAATGGTAGCGGTATGGGATATTATTAGACACAAGACAGTAAAACTAGATTTTACTTTTGGTTATGGTTCGGGAGAAATTACTGGCCAAGAAACTATAATTGTAAATTCTAACGAAGGAATGACTCATATTTTTCCTTTTAATTGGAATAAAGCTAACATCAGTAAAGTAGATGTCATAGTTAATATTATGATAGAAGATGATGAGGGAATATTTTCGATATTTCCAAAGATATCAAAAATGGATGTCAATCCTAGTGATCTTTATGGAGAATATGAAGAAAATTTAATCGAATATCAATCATATATAGATGACATAAAAAACAATCGGGAAATTCAAGAATCGACAATTATTGATTCGTCTTCTTCGGGTGGAAGTAATTCATCTACAGGTTCTAGTGGATATTAAGAACATACACACACATTACACTATCAACTTAAAAAAAGAAAGGAGTTATAATGGAACTTATTACTAAAGTTAAATCATGGGCCGCCGCACTCGCAGAGGTCGGCGTCAGTCTAATTGGATTAGGAATTGTCCTTGAAATCCTGTTCGGTGGAATGAATATTCCATTCTGGCCAGAAGTAAACGTGACTGCAAACATTCTAGGACTGCTGAGTAATTTCAGTGATCAAGGTCTAGTTGGTTTGGTTGCGCTCGCAGTACTGTGGGCTATCTGGAATAGAAAATGATTTCTACAGTAAGTGATTGGGTAAAAAGTAGATTAAAAGAACGCACATCTCACGATGGCATTATTTTAATTGTGTTGGGTGTGCTAATTTTAATTGGGGCCCCTTTTGTAAAGCTTGGTGCATGGATCGCCATTGGATGGGGTGCATGGACAATCTGGTCCAAAGACTGAAAAAGTCTTGACAAAACTTGCGCTACAGCGTATAATTGTATTATATACGCTGTAGCGTTATTTAAGGAGTGAAAATGCTAAAACTAAAAAGTTCAAAAGAATTTTGTGATGAGATTGAAAAAACCGTTAATAATATGGGTATGAGTTATATCGAAACTATTACCCATTATTGTGAAGAAAACACTTTAGAAATTGAAAATATAACACCACTGCTCAGTTCATTCATAAAAGAAAAAATTCAATACGAGGCTGAGGGGCTAAATTTGGTAAGGAAGTCTACTGAAAAGCTACCTCTATGATTCATATGTCCAGTAAAAAAATTGATGATTTCGAAGCATTTAAAATTTTTCTTGCCATGAAATCTCATTTTAATAATGAATATAATTATGTGGAATATGACGGCGCTTTTAAGGCAAAAAGAGAGTCGTACTCTAAAAGAAAAGATAGATATACTTTCGTTCAGTTATCAAAGAAATTTGGTAAAAAGGAATTGGAAGAATTTTTCCTTTCATTGTTTTTGAATGTTACTGAAAAAGGAAACATTGCTGTCTCTGGCACTAATAATATGTGGACGGGTAATTTGCTTGATAAAGAAGCGACCGACACATATAAAAATTGGAAAAAGAGATTGCAGAGTTTGCAATATAATTTTATCAACGATTGCGAGACAATTTTTGATAGAGGATTAGAAGAAGAACTAGAATTTAACCAGATTTTCAAATCTGTAAATGGGAATTACCCGCTTATAATAAGACTTGAAAAGATGGGAGATATTTGTGTCGAAACTGTAGTGGTTTTTGACATGATATTTGACTTTATAAATAATGTGCGGATCGCCGATACGACTTATTGGCCCGTGTATAAAAAGAAAGTCAAAGACTATACACCATTTTTAAAAGTGGATGTGCCACGTTATGTTGGAGTTATGAAAACTCTTTTGATTGAAGATTATTATGATAATTATGGTCAATATCTATTGACAAACCGTGGATAAAATGATATACTAATAATATAAACCGAATACAAAATACATCGTATACAACGCATATAAGGAGGACAATATGTCTTTTGCAACACTAAAGAAGAACCGTTCCGATTTCAGCCGTTTGGCTCAGGAACTTGAAAAAACATCATCCCCACAATCTAATTCATCGTCACAAGACGATCGCATTTGGAAACCAACTATTGATAAAACTGGCAACAGTTATGCAGTAATTCGTTTTCTACCACCTTGCGATGGCGAAGAATTGCCGTGGGTAAGAATCTTTAATCATGGATTTAAAGGGCCTGGCGGATGGTTGATTGATAACTGTCCTACCACGATTGGACTACCATGCCCTGTCTGTGAGAGTAACACAGAACTTTGGGGTACTGGTTCGCAGGACAATCAAAATCTTGCTCGGGATCGTAAACGTAAATTGAAACACATGTCAAACATTTATGTTATCAAAGATCCGGGCAATCCAGACAATGAGGGTAAAGTATTCCTTTATTCTTATGGTAAGAAAATCTTTGACAAACTCAATGATTTGATGCGGCCTCAGTTTGAGGATGAGACACCAGTAAATCCTTTTGATTTCTGGGGTGGTGCAAACTTCAAGTTGAAGTATCGTACAGTAGACGGATATGGCAATTATGACAAGTCAGAATTTGACTCGCCTTCGCCATTGTCTGATGATGATTCTAAAATGGAATCAATCTACAAACAGTGTCATTCTCTCGAAGAGTTTGTCGCGCCCTCTGCATTTAAGACTTACGATCAGCTCAAAGATCGTTTGGACAAAGTGTTGGGTGTCACCTCTCCGGTAGGTACGGCAGAGACTCGTGATATGTATGAAGATAATTCTTCGTCACAAGAGTCTATGTTTACTAAACCGACTTTCAAAGAGAGTCCTACACCAGAATTGAAATCAGTATCTAATGACGATGATGATGACGATTCAATCTCTTATTTTGAGAGACTCGCCAACGAAAGTTAATCGTTTCAAAATATGAAACGTAAAATGAAACGAAGGACGCCCTATGGGGCGTCCTTTTCCAATTCTACCACCGAGTTATGCAAAAAACGCATACCGACAATGACAGGTAAGCAGGGTGTTTTTTGGACATTTCTCACTAAATAAAAATGTAATACACACACATATTCGGAAGGAAAACGTATGTTGCAAGTAACAATCGACCTATATCGGGAATGGTCATCCCGCGCCGCGGCCAGAAAGGCTCGCAGAGACACAATTAACGAACTCAGCAAACTGTCTGCACATGATCTACAAGACATTGGTATCACCAGAGGCGATATCAGACGTTTAGGTCAAGAAGGTTATGACATGGTTTTGTTGGACATGGCACGTAAGACACAATTCGGCGCATCGCCAGTTCGTCACCCCAATCACAATACCAATTTAAGAGGTTGGGTATAATGGCACAAACTTATATGGAAACAGTCGGGGAAACTCCCGCATTTAAAACCAATATCTTTTCGACAATCTGGAAGGGGTTTGAAAGATTCTTTCTTGCAGTCGGGTACGCCCGTGCAGCTGCAGAATTGTCACGACAGGGATATTATGATGAGTCGAGAAAACTTATGATGGAATTGACTGAAATTAGACAAGATTTCAAAAAATGAATAATGAAATAAGAGAACAAGCACAGAAACAGGCAGAAATTAGTTTTGATGGATTTATGGTGTGGTTGAAACGTGTAACCTTGTGGTCATGTCTATTTCTGGCAATAGTCGTTTTCGGTTGTAATGCAGGAGTTGAGAAGAATACTTATCCTGCATATAATGGCGAACAGTATTCTCCAACAAATATGAATTAAAAACTACCCACACCAGCCCCGACATTATTAGCAGATTGGTCGGGGTTTCTTACTTGTGCCCTATTTTTTCCAAGTTGTTGTACTGAACTATTATTTACAACAGTACTATTTGAAGTGGGTGCAACAACAACATTATTTGTTCCTGCCCCCGCAGAACTGTCTAATGCATTTTTCCCCATCATGTTTGCGACTTCGTTTTTCGCTTGAATTGAGGCACTACCGCTTACATTTTGTGTTCCGGTTTGTCTCGCCAGTTTTCTTTGTCTTCTTTCATACTTATTTAATTTTCCATCACCATCTGTATCAAAGAGCTCCAAATCTCTCTGTCTTGCCTCTGATATGTTAGAGGTTTCATCTACTGGCGCGACCGTAGGTTTTGACGGCAGTGTGGATGACATTCCATCTCCCCTGTCGGGCGATTGTGAAGGAACAGGCGACATTGTTGCCGCTGGATTGGTTTTTTTCAGTTCTTCAAGTTTTTTCTCATTCTGTTCGATTCTTCTTCTTGCCTGTCGTGGTTTGTTACTTTCATACCACGCAAAGTCTTTGTTTTCTGCAATTTCTGTATCTGCCGCAATTTGACCTTCTAGTTCTGCGACTTGTTTTTTGTATTCTTCTGCGTTAAAGGCTTGTACTTGTTTCTCTGCACCTAAAATCATATCTTTGGCCATTGCAGTAATTTCATCGAGTCTTGCCTGTGCTTGCTCAGGATTATTTGCAAGATCATCCTCTAACGGAAAGTCATTGCCTGGCGTTTTATAATAATCATTATATGAATCTTTTGCCATTAGTGCAACGTCAATACCTGCTCCTGATATGCTAGGTAAAAATACTCCAACACCTTCTGCAGCGGCACCAGTATAATCTCCATCCCAAAGTCTGCTAGCGGCAAAACCTAGGCCTGCAAGGATCCCAAGTCCAGGCACTAACTTTGTTGCCATCTTAGTAAAGTTTTTCCCCAAAATACCTTTCATTTTCTTTTGTGCGATATCTTTTCCTGTTGCCATAACACTCTTGGCCGCATCCGGAACTTTTACGACTTCGGAGATGGCTCCAACAGCGCCAGCAGTTTTGGCCCCTATCATATCTTTCGCCTTGGCAAGTCCGCCCCCTGTGGTTCTGCCTCTGGGTACAGCCGCCGCTGGCGGTTTCTTTATAGGTATGTTTGTGTTTGGTTTTATGTTTGCATTATCGGGTACTGGTACACTTATAGGTTTTGCATCTGGAAAATCTATAACATTATTCTTTTTGTTGAATCTTTCGACTTCTTTTTTCGTTTCTAACTCAATACGTTTTTTCTCAGCATTTTCTAACTCAATACGTTTTTTCTCAGCATTTTCTAACTCAATGCGGTTTTTCTCAGCATCTGCTTCTGCCTGAAGTTGTTTTCTTTCCGCTTCGGCAGTTTCCGCATCTCGAATCTTTTGAGCCTCTGCCTCTGCGGCCACTCTTTTCTTTTCTGCTTCTGCCTCAACTCTTTTGAGTTCTGCATCTGCATCTGCCTGCATTTGAGAAGTGAGTTTTTCTTGGTCTAGTGCCAATCTCTTAGCCTTGGCCTTCTTTACTGCATCCACCTCTGCTTCTCTTGCTGCATTTTTTGCATTATTTAATTTTTTATCTGCCACGGCCTTCCGTGCCTCACCTTCTGCCTGCGCCCTTTTCAGTTTTTCAACACGTTCTTTTTCAAGTCTTACATTTTCTTGTATTTGTAACTTCCCTGTATCAGTACCTTTCGGTGCCTCTATATTATCTTGACTACCACCAGTTCTTTTACCATCACCGTCAAATTCACCAATATTTGCCTTTTTATCTACATCGGCTTGTAACTTCTGTGTATCAGTACCTTTCGGTGTCTCTATATTATCTTGACTACCACCAGT